ATAAATGTGGCTATTCTGTTACTGCCAGGCATGAGTGGGAAGTCATAACTTGACCCTGGAAGAACATAGCCCAACACTGATCCTCTAAACGTGGATGTCATGGATATTCTGCCTGGTCGTAAGTCCATTGTAATTACTTCGCCTGATAGCAATGTCAGATTGTTGAAATACAGTCCCTTGCCTGTTGTCGTGTTGACGATTTGACGTAGTAATCCTGGTCCCGTCACAGTGATGATAGGATAGGTGATTGCCGTTCCAGAATTTGTGACAATGTCATCTCCTGCGGTTTTTGCGTTTCCTGTGGTTGTAAAACTAACATATAAATTATCTAAATTATCTACTAGTAATGCTTCTACAAATGGAGTGCCTGGTAAGTTTAAGTCAAGTGGCTTATAAATCCCATTTCCAAGATATTCTGCTAATCTATCAGAGATTGTAATTTGCCCAATTTGTGTAAATTGTCCACCTACAACAATATTTTCATTATAAGACACTATACTTTCAATTTTTCCATTAGGATTATCACCTAAAGACTCGTATTTATTTCCTGTCCATTTAGCTATTCTACTAATTGATAGACCACCAATATTTAGAAATTCACCACCTATATAAACAATATTATTTTTAATAAATATTGTAAGTACAGTTCCGTCTGCACCTAAACCTAAAGAAGAATAAGACGTAGTTGCTACATCATAAACCGTTATTTTATCTCCATTTTCGTCTGTGTGATTTACAAAAGAACCACCTATATAAAGTTTAGAAAAATCACTATTAAAACAAAATGTAGATATATTACCAGACGCAAAACCACCTGCAACTGAAACCCAAATACTGCCATTCCACATAGCTATATAACCAGTGTTAGCCACTCCACCCGCTGATGTGAATGAACCACCAACATAAAGATTACCTAAGTTGTCTAAAATTAAAGACGATACACTGCCGTTCGGTAATCCTGTTCCTAAACTTGAGATAGATCCAGCGGTATCAATCTTTGCAATACGATCACCATTAGCATCACCTAAGTTTGTAAAACCGCCGCCGATATAAAGATTACCAGACGAATCAAATACTAGTGCTACTACACTTCCATTTATCCCTGCAACAACACTAACCCAATCCTGAGTAGTTTCATCCCATTTAGCTAGATAATCAGCGTCTGAGTCACCACCAGCATCTTCGAATGCTCCAGCGATATATATTTCCTTCGTGATTGGATGTTGAGCGATTGCGTAAATTAACCCAGTCCCAGCCATTGCTGACCATACCCCATCACGGTCACGCTTGACAATATAATCAGCGTTTGCCAGTGTGTCGTTGTAGTCAAGTGATACGGCTCTATTGCCGTCTTTTTGCAGATAGGCGTCATGAATTTCAAATATAATGTTAGCGCGCTCAAAATCACGTTGTAATCCGGTGTCAAGTCCAGACACATAAACGCACTTTATATCAATTGGCTCACTGGCTGCTAATCCTGCGTCCGTTTCTCCCTGATACCTGATTATCATAGGTTGTTGATCTGGCACTAAATCAGGCTTGACCAATTCGATCAAGGCGTTTCGGTTTGTTTGTACCGCTCCGATGGTTTTACCATTGAATGCGACTGCCAGCGTGAAATATCTGGATGTAAGGTTTGTGCGCTGATAGCGTTTTGTACCATCCACCAACCCGATAGAATTGACGTCCGTTGGTGCCATACCAAGACCTAATACGTCGATCTTCTTACAATAATCGGTAATATCTACTAATTCACCACCTGAGCGGGTAGTAGCAAGTCTAACGCTCGTGCTTGCATTCGCCTGTCCCGTCCAGTAGTACTGATTGACCTTCTTGATTGTTTCGATAATATTACCGTCGAAGTAGGTGGTCGGTTCAGTGTCTGCTTCAATCAATACCCCGTCGATGTAGATAAACTCAGAGGCTGCCCCGTTTACACCAGTTTCAGTTAGCGTCAACGTTCCGATAAGATCCCCGGCATCAGGGTTGATGTGACAATGCACCCGTTGCCACTTGTCCTTTATTGTCATGTCTGCTAATCCAGCAACAACAGTTGCGGAAGTGTAACCTGTGCAGGTCAATGTCAATTCTGTTCCTGTGTAAGTTGATGGAATGTAAATATCCATACTTGCTACGTGGTCGGTATCGGTCAATGTAATCGCATAACTTGCCAACAAATCGTTATTAGAATAAGTACACTTACACGAATATACACCCCGCCTTTGTTGTACGGAACTTTTGGCAATGGTATTGGTTCCTCCCGTAGCCCATCCGGTAGTGCCTGTTTCAAATGATGGATTGGTACAAAGGTTTACAGATGCCTTTGGTTTGATTATATAAAACTTCTCTTTAGTTACTGTCATAAGGCATACCCCTTTGCAAATTCAATAGAACGGCTGAACTCGTCAGGCGAAGAATTGGAATAGACATTCACGTTGTAATTGTTGTTCGTGCTACCACCGCCACCAGCTCCACCAGCGATTATTCCTCCAACAGATATATTACTGATAGCATCTTCTACTATCCCTTTTCCACTCAATATACCGCTTGCCATTCCAGCAGCGATATTTAATCCAAGTCCGGCAAATACTTTAGAAGGTGATTTGATTCCCAAGAACCCTTTAGCAGCGTCTAATGCGGCTTGTGCTGCTTTTTTGGCCGCGTCTGCTACGATACTAATTCCTGTTAGTATTCCGTTCGCAATTCCCTGAAGTATATTTTTTCCAACCTTTCCCCAGTCTGTGTCCTTGAAAAATGATATAACGGAGTCAACAATTTTCTTTACTGCTGCATTTATAAGTGGCCATGCTATTTCAACCGCTGTTTTTATAGCAACCCAAACCTTATCCCATACTTCACGTAACTTTTCACCGAAGGCATACCAATCACCCTCGAACGCAGACCTGAACGCGCTGAATATTCCCTTGATAATATCAACTGCAAAATTGAACACTGATTTTACACCATCCCACATTGTCTGAACAGTTGATGTAATGGCTGCCCCATGTTCAGACCACCATGCTTGTATGTTAGCAAGAAATGTTGAAATAGTGTTTTTTATCCATGCTACAACAACAGCAGTCTTTTCCTGTATTCCACCCCAATTTTTAGTCCAGGCGGTATAGACTACATATGCTACGGTTGCTACGGCTGCCATGACTAATAATACCGGAGCCATTGCAATTATTACGGATGCAATGGCTGGCAAAACGGTTGTGTAAACAAATGCAGCAACCGCAACCCCTAATGCTGCCAATATTCCAATAATAACGCCTTCGTTTTCACTAAACCATGCACCCATTTTTCTAAACCAATCAATCACCTGCGGAATAGCTTCAATTACCTTACTTGCAAATCTACCCAATCCATCAATGAATTTTTGCAGTCCTGCTTGAAAAGCTGGATCGCTGAACAAACTATTTAATGTACTTGATAATTTTTCCATCATTGGAAGTAAGGCTGTCCCAATTGTGGCTTTCATGTTTTTGAAATTAGCTGCGATAATTCTTTGCTGGTTGGCTAAGCCGTCCGATGTTCTCGCAAAGTCCCCTTGTGCCAATGTGGTTTGCTCCATAATCAAGGCGTAGGACGCCTGAGCCTTAGCGGCTGCATCAATTGCATCGTTACCGTCCCATAGTCCCATTTCAAGGGCTTTAGCCTCAATCAATGCAGCATTTAGATTAACACCTAATGATCTTAGTGGTTCGGTTTGTCCCGATAGTCCTGAACGCAATTTGTCCATTACCTCGGTTGGATCCATGTTGTTAAACGATGCCAAATCTGCGGCAAGCTGAACAAGTCCCGTTGACATTCCGGCACTTGCTTCCTCTGTCATATCCATTGCCCTGAACAGGTTGCCATAAGTGGCGGCACCTGCTAATGCTTCTTCCCTGCTCATACCTAATGCAGTAGCGGATGTATCCCCAAACTTCAGAACTTTATCTGCATATTCACCAAACACAACCGACGTTTTAGATAACGTTTCGTTCAGGTCAGAAGCGGGACCAATGGTAGAAGCAATAAAGGCAAGTCCAGCTGCACCAGCTGCTGCACCTGCCACTAATACACCTTTGCCAACGGTTGATAGTCCATTGACTATATTTTTTGATGACTTGTTTGCTTTTTCTTCTGCGTCCCCAAGTCCTTTGGTATATTCAGACGAATCAAGCCCCAATGATACTAGCAGCTTTAGAATTGTATTTCCCATTATTCATGTTCTCCAATTGTGCCACCCATTCCGGCTGTTATCATCGCTGCAAAACTCAACATTTGTTCAGGTGACTTTTCTTCTTTTTCAAACTTTGGCATAAATTCATCGGCTGAGTGTGGCTTGTCACCTTTTTTTCGATTGACATTAGCTAAAATTGCACTGGTAATCGCTGGACCAATGTATTGGGTTTCCTGTCCAAATGGTTCAAGTTGATAGTAGACCATCCATTCTGTTAATTCCGCACTGCTTATCCTGCTTAACAATTCAGCCCGCGTCATTCTAAGGGCAAGCGCTAATCGGAAGGTGAACCGTCGAAAGGGTCATTTTTTAATTCCTCTGCCAGTTCCTCCACGTCCTCATCTGATATACCAGATAACCTTTGTGCTACTGCAAACACTCGTTGTAATGCAGCTGCGCTTTTTTGTGATAATGCTTGTACATCGTTCTCGTTGAATAATCGTTTACCTTTATCATCACAGATTGTCATACTTGCCAACTTAGCACGGATGTTAGCCATGTTCATCTGTTTATCTTTACCACGCATGGTAATCAATGAACCTTCAAATTTGTCGCGCTCTGCTCCGGTCATGCCTTTGACGTAAACGTCCCCACCCCATTCAGGAACGGGAACTAATTCACGCTTGATGTCATCGGCTTGCAGAATATCATCACGTTTTAATACGCCCATTTCATCTCCTCAGTTCAATTATGCTATGGTTGGTTTTCCAGTGATTTTCATTGTTACAGAAGCGGTCAATGCACCATCAGCGGGCATGTCAGGTTCAAAGCCTGTTACAAACGCACTGAATGACCACACTGTAGCGGCTGTGTCTGTAAATGTCAGCGAATAGGTTTGCGCTGTTCTGCTAACTAAATCAGCCAACAGACCACCAGCGGCGTTCTTGTGTGTTGCGGCTGCTGGATCATAGACAATATCAAATGTCACTTCACCGGAACGAAGGATAGTGGCTACCACTTCCTCCCATGCCTCGGTTGAGTCGTGGCTGGTTACGTCCTCGGTATCAAGTGATAAACCTGGACCCGATATAGAGGTAACAGCAACAACGGTTGTAGCCCCTCTTTTCAATAAAGTACCAAATGCAGAATATTTTGCCATTGTTTTTATCCTCTCTAAGCCAGGGTTACTTGCCCTGTTAATTTAAGTGTCACACTTGCGGTTAATGCCCCGTCGTGTGGCGCGTCTGGTTCAAAGCCTGTTACCTCAGCGGCAAACGCCCAGGTTGTAGGCCCTGTATCAGGAAATATAACTTGAAAATTACGGGTTGCCCGTCGTGGCATGACTGCCAATAATCCAACCCCGTTAGAGTGTGTCGGCGTGGTTGGATCCCACACTAAATCCAGTGTTACTTCACCACTTCTTAATACAGTCGCGACAACTTCCTCCCATGCCTCGGTGCTATCATGGGTCGTTACATCTTCAAAATCCAAAGACAATCCTGGACCTGAAATGTTGCGAACCTGTGCGATAGTTGTAAATACCTCGGCCTGTCCACCAACAACGGTATTATCACTGGTAGCATCCGGTGTTAATCCAGAACAGGTGTCATTAGTGTATGCTATGTTCAAATCAGCAACATTAGCGGTTGCAATTTTACGGGTCAACACAACCTCGGCACCACTACCGCCGACATGATACATAGCAGTTACAGCGGCAGTTGCTCCGATGGTTGCCCGTGCTTTGGCTGCTACCATTGATGCTGTGTCATTTTCCAATACTGCTACACTGATAGCAAGCGGAGTGCCAGCCATTCCAGTAGATGTAATCGTAAATGTAGCATTACCATTCCCGGTTATTGTTCCGACAACAGTTGCTGTTTCTACCTGGAATGTACCATTACCCATTTTTAACTGAGTACCAAAAGCTGAATATTTAGCCAATTAATCCTCCTGCATGATTACAAACTCGCTCATGCTGCGGTACATCTCCACAAGTGCGTCAAACGATGGTCGTTCCGTGCTTTGTAATGATGATCTGATTGTCACTGTCTGGCCACCTGAACCTATTGAACCTGCCTTACCGTTCAATGCGTCTCTTAATTGTTCTGTGATTGCCTTAGCCACTGAATAAGTCGAAGCCCACGCGTCAAACTGAAATCTAGGGGTGATAAGGTTGCCAGTCGCTCCGCTGGTTTGCATCGTGTGAATAAATGGGGTATCAATGCGCTGAAATGTTATGCAAGGATATGAAACGGTCTGCGGTTTGGTCATGTGATAAATTCTGGTTGATACCAATGCAGTCAATCCAGCACATCCTTTCAAATAACTAATTAAGCCTTCTTCCAATGTTGCCATTAGATAGCCCTTTTTATTTGATCTACTAGTGATGCACCAATAGCATCAGCTATGGATTTGGTATTCTCATCTAAACTTGGACGTAAATAAGGTCTAGCTGGAATGTGAATCGTCTGTGAAATGCCCTTACCCCATGCGTTCGTCTGTGAAATTGCCCCACCAAATTCATGGATTGCTGCATATTCGACATCGGTTCCGATCTCAATGGTTGCATCTGTCTTACCGCCTGATCCTTCCTGAACACTGATACTATTCAATAAATTGGATGTATCGACAAGCTCCTGAGCCTGTATATTCAGCTTAGCATGATTGCGCACAACTTCACCACCTGCTTTCAAGGCTTTTAGAATATTGTCACCACTTGCGGCAGCGATAACCTCTTTGAACCTATTGTCTAGCTGGATTACCTTTGCACCCTTGCTCATGCCTCAACTCGTTTCAGCAACAATCTAATTCCACTTGGCCCACGTTGTACCGGCCCTACAATCTCGAACACCAAAGCGGTTGTCAATGTTTCACCAAATCGTTTTGTGACTTTCAGTCTATCCCGTGCATCAATTGTTGTTGTTATTGGTAATCGCATCGTTGCATCATATTCAAGAGCTGTGTAGTTTGTTGTATGTCGTTCGCTACCTGGTCGCATGTCTAAACCGCACTTGATAGCGGTTTGATCTGTGTAAGTGACCACATCCTCGTTGTATGAGTTTTGGGTAGCTGAATACACTTGTCTGACAACTGTATCCATCATATGTCCGACCTGAGAAGTCCTAAAATCTGCTAATTCGTCTGCTGAAAAATCCATGATTAGAAGCTCATAAATGACACGTCATCACCACCGTCAAAGTCATCACTCTCAGGTAGGTTTCCAACCCAGCTTTCATTATTTAACGAACTGGATGCGCTTTCTTTGGGTGATTTGTACAGTTTGAATGTGGATAATCCACGCCTTGAACGGTAATACTTAGCCTGCTCGGTTGCGTGTTTGAATGCTTGAGACCTGGAATAATCACCACCGTCTGCCTTGAAATCATACTGATTCGCAATCGCGGCGGCTTTCTCGTCCCATATTTGAGCGGCGGCTGCATTGAGATTATAGGTCGGTATCCAGTTTGCGTTCGCTGTTTGTGTCGGTACTCCGCCTGTTTGCACCCAGTAATATGGCATTGTCCCGCGTTCATCAATAGTTGGATATAACTCGATAATATCTTCCAACAAAGCGTCATTGTAAGTTGTGGCGGTAGGTTCTGCAACCATCCGTCGCATTTGTGCAATTTGAGCAGCCGTTACAGTCATAATCGCTCCAATTCAAATAAGGGGGTATTGCTACCCCCATTTGATTATGTTAAGCGGATGTATTCAACAAATAATTTTCCAGCCATACCAACGGTTGAGGCTGAACCCTTCATGTTGATGTATTCTCCAACTTCCCAGATAACGGCTACCTCTTCAAGTCTTGATCCACTTTCAAAGTTAGCTCCCTGACCTGTCTTAATTCGTTTCTTGAAGAAACCCATGATGTGCCTCCTCTTATGCGGTCAAGATACCGAATGGGTAGCGATTGGCTTCTACTGCCTGAGCGCGGTTGATTGGATTCGGTAATGCAAAGCCAAGGCGGATAACAGCGCGTAATGCAACCATGTCCTGTTGTGCTAAGTTATAAACGATGTTTCCAGCACCATCCTGAATGACTGCCTGGTCTAACACTTTGTAGGTAATATCCTGTCGGATTGAGTAAACCAGTTGATCCCATTGTCCGCTAATCATCAAGATTGACGCGGCAGGAATGGAATTGTCAGTCGGGAAGTAAATCGGAGTTCCGTCTAATTCATAGCGACTGGCATCCTGCATGTTGGATTTGAAAATCGGTTGCCCATTGCTGTCACGTGTATTTCTCAATACACCCTTCATCGCTAAGGCTGCCACATTTCCAGTCACCAGAAATCCATCGGCTTCGATTGTCATGTAAAGACCATCA